TCATATTCGACATCACCACGGGTGTCGTATGACTGCCAAGCCACAACAGCTACGGTATGACGTGCTTTTTGCGATGTCCCCTGGTACTCAAACACCCCGTCAACAACATTGCTGGGGCCAAGCAAATAAGCTGCATCCGTTGGCTTGTCCTGCAGCAGCTGTAACGTTCCAGTGCCGTAATACGAAATGCCACGGAAGATGGCTGTCATCTGCTGGATGACGTTGTAAACCTCGTCCCTGCTGTTGATTAGCAGGTTGAGACTAAAGCGTGGCTCCTGTCCGCCTTTGCCGTCGTCAACCAGTTCATTGCAATACTGGCTAATCGCGAAGAAGTCGTACTTATCAAGCGTTGATTCGGGAACGCCCGCCCCGTACCTGCTTGAGATCAGCAAATCGTAGAGGCACCACGAAGGATCGTTACACCAAGTTGCCGCTTGAAAAGTTCCATCCCAAATGCCTGAATAAGTAAGGCGACCAATATGTGTTGTAGTGTCTACAGTCGCGTTGCTCGGAATCTTGACCTTGATTCCACGAATTAAATACTTTCGTGATGGCACGCTGCTGAACTGCCGTGCATCAAGCCGCAAACCAACCAAAGCAGAGTTGGGGTAGCGGAACTTGTCGTCAACAATCTCTGTGTAGCTTTGAAAAATTGTTGTGCTGGCTATTTTGCTGCTGCTTGGATCGTCGCTAACGCGGACCATTCGCAGATCAACCGGGAAGCTACCGTTTAGATCAATCAAATAATCACGTTGATACCTGCTGCTGCTCTTGCCCCTGACAGTATCCTCTAGAACTATGTTGTAGCCGCCTCCGTTGTATTGCAGTTCAAAGCGATACTTGACCTCATTGCCAACAATATCGCCGTCATCTTCAATCTTTTGCAGTGACGGAATAGTTACCGTTACACGAACGCGATCTACCTCGGTATCGGTAATCTGCCTTGTTACAGAAGTGCTGTTGGTAACTTGAACGTTTACAGCAACCTCTGTTTCTGTTGCTCCAAAATCGCCACCAATATGGGTTTGAGTCTGTGTCCCGACACGAGTGACAACTGTAAATCCTGAAAAGTTGTTATTGCCGTTAGCATCCTCGATAGGGGTATCATCCAGGAAAATACTTTTATTGCCGTCATCTAAGCCCTGGATCTCGCCTTCACTAATAAGGTCCAATACTTTTGCAAACTGGACTGACTGAAGACTGTCGCTTTCCTCAGTAGGGCTGCGACCTGCACCACCACCGCCGCCTTTGCCGCCACCAGAACCTGCAATGTACTTAGTTTCAGTCATCCTCTTTTCTGATCAACGTCAAGGCCGCTTGAGATCACAGCCGATCCAACAAATACCCGTCCATACGCTATCGGGACCGGCAGCCCCTGACGAGTGGTTTGAACAACGTTAGAAATTGAAAATGACTCAAGCTGTGCAGCTTCTGGGCCGCTCTCCAAAGCCGAAAGATTTGGCTGTGGTGAAATTGCTTGGGCAATTCCTCCTAAAACCAAAGCACCACCAGCTAATCCAATTTTGGTGACCAGTGCACCGCCTAAACCAAGGCCGAGACCAGGAATAAAAACTGCAGCAGCTACTATCGCAAGTCCTGCAAGGATCTGGCCAGTACCGCGTCCTGCACCAGCGACAACGGGCGTAATACTAAAAACCTCTCTGTCGCTAAAAGGCATCAACAAAGGAGAGACATCTTCTTCAGTTACTTTCTCTTTGCTGATTGCTACCCGATAACCGACACCATCTTTTTCACTGTCAATCAACCACCTCTCTAGCCCTGGAAAGTTGACGCACAGTGCTTTGATCGCCTGCGCTGGTGTCGCTACGTCAAACTCAAACCGGCATTGACCAAGCCGTTTGCGTAAAGCGCCGTAGACCTTAACGACTTTCATGCCTCAAGGCGTAGGCAGTGCTCTTCCCATAGTAACCGCCGTAAACATCACGGCTAGACAACCTGCCCTGCACATGATGCAGCACCTGCTGGTCACCCATATAAATCGCTGCATGGTTTGGCACGGGCGAAACCAAGTTCATCAAAATCAGATCACCTGGTTGCACGTCCTCAACTGGGATTTTGTGGAACCCCTCCTTGTTAAAGTTGTCCACATAAAGGTTTTCACCGTGGTCCCACCACTGATCACGCCGTTGATAATCCCGCAACTGGATGCCATATTCCCTTGCGTACCAGTCCCGCACCAAGGTGTAGCAGTCCACTACGCCATGCACAAACTCACGCCCCACATACGGCAGCTCAAAGCCTTCGGGCTCGCAGTAACCCCAAGCCTCAGTGTTTGGATTGACAATAAACCAAGGCAGCTCTGACTTTTCGCACGCAACGCGATCAGCCGTTGATGGTGCAGGATTTGTTTTTGGGTGACTGTGGACGATGGCAACGATTTCGCCTTTGTCTTCCACCTCGTCCCAGCCGCTAAGAACAAAGTGCTCATCGGGCGTCTCAGCGATGTTTTGGCACGGGAAATAACGCCGACGACCTTTGACCACAGCAACCAGACCACAACACTCACGCGGCGCTTCAGCTTTAGCGTGCTCAAGAATTTGAGCCTGCATCGCATCGGTCAGTTGCATCATTGCGTTAAACCAGCACCAGGGAACGATCCAAACGGCAGCTCCCCGTTATCGCCAAAACGCAGCTTGCAGCTGGCAATCCGCTTGCCGCAAACATCCTGTGCCTCAGTGGAGACCTCATTGCCGTTCACGTCGTAATAATCAGTGCCGGTGTAGCTGCATTCGCTGCTGCGGTACTTCCACTGACAGATGTTGGCAACAACCTGACGACGTGGGATCTTTTGCCCTGCAAGGTCAAATTTGCTGGCTAGCTCAAATTGAACGATGTCCCGTGTTTCGCTGGACTTGCGGTCAACAAACCAGCGTTCATCAGGGAAACGAACGTTGGGATCTGCTGTTGCATTAGTTTCAACCACTCTGCACTCAATAGCATCGCCGTCCTGCGTGATTAAAGCATCCTCCGTTTGTGTGACTGCATTTTTAAGCGTACCAAAATTGACACTATCCAAATACTTGGCAAGCGTACGAATGCGCCTTACCTCCGCCCCACCAAGGTCATTGCCCAACGTTGTTGCATTCACATGGATCAGCAATGCTGTAATCGAACTTGCCAAGTTGCTGATCGTCAGCGTTGGGCGTGGCAGTGTTCCAGTGTTTGTGTATTCAAAGCCTTCAGCCTGAATCGGTATTCGGCTGTAAGTCTGCGAGTCAAAAACAATGTCGCCATCACCAAACTCACTGGTCCCGGCGTGGAAGTAGTAGACAGTGTTTTCACCGTGCAAGGCTGTATCAAGCCGCAGCTGAAACAGCTCGATGATGGCGCTGGGGTTGGAGATCGCAAGATCGCCATAGGTTGAAGAAACCGCTGTCCAAACACAGGTATTGTCAGTAACGGTGTCGCCAACTTGATTGGGCCACGAGGGTTCAGAGCTGGCTGACGTACCAGCTGTTGTGCATCTGAAGAACAGCCCAGTGCCTTCATCGCTGCTGGAACGACGAAGGTCACCGACAGAAAACGCGGTGCTAGCGGCCCAGGCTGCAACTGCCATTACGGTTCAAAGACTTGGCGGAACGTTGCTTGAATTGTGGCGCGATTTAAGTACGGAATCGATTTACTCCACGTCTCGCAGACAAACTTAGAACTAGTGCCTTCACCTGGCGGTGTGAAGTCGAAAGAATCGTTGTCATCCGCACGAGCATCCAAAAATGTCTCGATGGTGTCGGCGTCAGTCTCTGACACCTCAAACGTTAGGTTGTAAACCTTGGGATTTTGATTCAGACCGTAGCTCAAACGTTTTTCAAATCCGTCTCCGAAGCGCACCGTTCTGATGTTTGGTGCGCTTTGCTTTTGGATGCCGTAAGTCGGCGTGATTGACGGGAAAGTAGCCATCAGCTTGCGAGAAGACCGCCAGGACGTTTTTGCTTGATTAGCTCAGCCTGCACTGCAACACCGATTGCCTTGCCAAGTTGCGAAGCCTGATCAGCGTTGCCTTCAACAGACGAACCAGAAGCATCCACGTTTACGGTCACGTTAGCTCCGCCCATTGCATGGTTCGGAGTGATGCCCCCAGAGACTCCAGGAGTGAACACCTCCGGTCCTCTTTCCCCAACGATATAAGATCTGCCACCTTTGACAGGCCCCCCGTTAGCCCTGAAGATGTCAGCGATTGCGCCAAAAATGCCGCTACCGCTGCCCTTATCGCCACCTAAATTAAAGCTGCCAAGCGCAAAACGCATCAACTCATTAGCGACCATGTTCAATACGTTGCTAAGAGCTTCAGATGCGCTCTTGGCTTGTAGCAGCGAATCGACGATTTCAGTTTCTATTGTTTGACCGATTCGCGCATATAACTGCTCTAGTTTTTCAGCTTCAGTTACCTGATCTTTTAAGCCTTGAACTTTTTTGACTTGTGCTTCAACGTCATCTCTATTTAGTCCTTTAGTGGATCGCATTATGTCATCCACCTGCTGCTTAAGTTGCACTTCCTGCTCATTGCCAGCCAGCTTGGCCTCTAAAAGCTCAGCTTCCTCTTGCAAAGGCAGTAATGCATCCTCTTGAGCTTTTTTAAGGTCTAATGTGGCTTTTGTATCTTGTGCGAGTGCCTCACCAATAATGCTTCCTTTCTCAGCGTCGAAGGCTTTATTGGTAACAGCAATGGCTTCTAGACGTTTTTTCTGACTTACGCCTTCAGCCTTATTTATTTTATCTAACGCATCAGCCCGTCTAAACTCAAGTTCTTGAAGATCTTTTCCAAGTTGAGTTTTTTCTTTCAAGATCGCCAGGTCTCGTTTACCGCCCTTAATCATGTCTGCGACGGTTTGCCGGCCTTGTTTTTCGCGCTTTAGCCGTGCTTTTTTGTCGGCTTCTGACTCAATACCAGCAAGTCTCAAAGCTTCCTCTAAAACTCCTGGCTTTAGTTTGTCAAAATCAGGAAAAGGAACATCAATTTTTAGCTTGATAACTAGATCTTTACGAGCTTGGATTTTGTCAAGAGATTCGTTTAACCTATCAAGCTTTTCTCTCGCAATTCGTCCTGCTTGCCCTCCACGCCTGATCGCGACCGAAAGCTTATTAATTTCTTTCTGAACTTCTTCAGCCTCTTTATCTAACTCTTTTGTGGTGTTTCCGGTTATCGCAACAACGTCGTTAAAAGCTTTGATTCTTTTGTTCGCCTCAGCTGCCGCAACACCAATTGCGACCAAACCAGCTGCAGCAGCTACAAACGGAAAGGCCAAAGCAGCGAGCTTCAAAGCCACCATTGCTTTTGTAACCAAAGTCAAAGCAGGAGCCAAGGCCAATGCCCCAACCGTCAAAGCAGCTGTTCCGATCACAATAGCTTTAACAGGCTCAGGCAATTCAACAAAACCTTTTATCAAGGCCGTAGTTGCATGAACGACTGGAATAATTGCAGGCAGTAATTTGTCAGCTATTGACTCGCTAAGGTCAACTGCAGCATTACCAAGATTTTTGAATTGCTGGGCAGGCCCTTTCATAGCCTCTTTTAGTTTCTCAGCACCTTCTTTGTCAACACGCTTCAAAGCTGCAATTACAGTAGAAGATGTAATTTTTCCTTCTTCGCCAAGCTTTTTAAGAGCACCAACAGTGACATTCATCTCCAAGGCGATTGCTTGAGCGATGAGAGGAGCCTGCTCAAGAATTGAATTAAGTTCTTGTCCTCTTAAAACCCCACTACCAAGTGCTTGAGTCAACTGCAAAAACGCACCTGCAGATTCAGATGCAGTGGCACCTGCAAGTTTTGCGGCTGTATTGAAGCCACTAAAAGTAGATTCAATATCTGCCAGGCTCAAGCCCATCGGCTGCAATCGAGCCAAAAGACGAGCCACCCCAGTGTTGGCCTCGATTGTGCTAAGTCCAAATTTCTTGGCAGCACGTTCTGCCATTGCCAATGATTCCGCAGTGTTTCCTGTGGTCTGCGTGAGTAATCTTATTTTTCGTTCTGATTCAATCGCAGACACACCAGTCTCAAGAATCTCTCTGGCTGCAATGGTGCCACCAATACTCAGCAAAGCTCCACGCAAACCTCCTATAGATGAAAACAACTTCTTGGCGCTTTTTTCTGCGTCTAAAAGACCTTGCTTAATTCGCTTTGCCGCCTCAACGCCCTGTCGCCCAAACCTTTTGAATGTTGCGTTTGTTCTTTGGACAGCGTTTTTAAGTTTTTCGGTGCCCGCATTGACTGCCTTCAGAACGCGTTGAGGCTGGGCTGCCTTAATTAGAAGCTCGACCGTAGATTGTTGGGTTGCCACAGCCGGTCAATCAGCCAATAAACCAATACTACCGCCGTCTGTGCTTGGCGCGATCCATTGCTTTCTCCTCTTCCTCACGCTTGATCTCGTAATACGCAGCAAAATGCACAAGCTCCGCATCGGT